TCCTACCGAAAGGATTAGATTATGTGGTATTCGATTTTGCCGTTAATGCAGGCACAGGCAGAAGCGTTAAGACGCTACAACAGGCAATCGGATGCGTGGCTGATGGAGTTATCGGGCCTAAGACTATGGCAGCAATTAATGATGCAAACCCTAAAGACCTTATTGCAAAGTTTTCAGACGCTAGGGCAGACTTCTATCAAGGCATAGTGGCAAGAAAACCCGACCAAGCTCGCTTTATTAAAGGGTGGCTTAATCGGGTTGAGGATGCTAGAAAACTAGCTCTTGAGGAATATAACCAAGACAATAAAGAGTCCTAGTAGCAACAGTCCTTTTTCAGTCCAATACGCCCTATTAAGACGGGCTGGGTCGTGGATTAAATAAGACTGAAGCTCAAGCATATCTGCGTCTTTCTCGACATACTTAGGTGGCACATAATACTTACCAATGCTGACTTTGCCGTTGTTGTATGGAATGTTCATAGATAGCTCGCTAAACCATAACCTAGAGTTGTACACGCTACTGCAAATAACACAAACAAAATTGTAGCTACAAATGGGTTCATTTTTTCCTCGCTTCCATCATTGCATCGGCCCATTGATAACAAATTTTGGGCATTTCTTGTAAGTAAACTGCTTCATTGCGATTAACTAACATGGCTTGCATAGCTTTAGATGCAAAGTAATCCCGTAAATCCATGCCTGTGCTTTGTTTAACGCCAACAATGTTATCGCCATAAATAGGTTCTGTGCTTGGAAATGCTTTCATTCAATCACCTCTTGAACTTTAATTTTCATTAAAACGGGCTTTAAATCATCAGACTTAGTAAATTTAATAATTTTTAAAGTATCAGAACTTGCACAACTTCCGTCATCAGGTCTATATAAAGTGCCAGTTACACAATCCATTAAATAAGGCTTTTTGTGAATATCCGTAGCAAAATGAACTGGAGTAACTACTCGTTCATGGCCTGTAATGTTGGCTTTATACAATTCTTTGTTATCTAGCCATTTAATTTTTTGAGTTGTTTTTGCAGAAGTAGGAAAACAACTATTGCTTGCTGCTGACATACCATCCATAGATTTTCGTATTGCTGTAGTTTTCATGAGTTCACCATATCGTTAATTGCTTCTTGGATTTGTTCAAAGATTGGGTTGTTAGCGACCATCTCATAGATGCTAATGCCACCTACTTCTAAGTCCTCAATCTCTACATAATTGCCCATAATGCCCACATCAGGTTCAGAAGGACATTCTGTGCCATATACATCAACAGGCGTATCGCCAATCGTTACAGTACCAATCATGATATACCCCCAGTTCTCCACACATAAACAATAGCAGGTATGCCAAACGCCAACACACCTGCAACCATACCTAATAAAAAGTCTTTCATAAATCCCCCTTAGTTAAACAACGATTAAATATTAAGCCAACTTAACTATTTGTGCAAGAATTATTTAATGTGTGGCTAAAAAGCAACAGGGCAGATTTGGTAGCTGTTACATGTAACGCTGAAAGCCACAAAATTCGTTACTTGCTACATCCTCTTGCGATGGCTTAACGCCCTGCGAAAAGGTGGGGTGGCCCTCTGTGTGAAGGAGATTGTGGCAGGGGGATTGCCGCCACCCCGTAATCATTATAGTTTGTTTTTAGCCCTATAAAACGCTAACAAATGGGTAAAACATTCCCACCCAATTCTCAGGTCATCTTCAGGTATCTCTACTAGTTTAGCCTTATTTTGTAGGGCGTTTACATAAACAATGGCACACCGAGCTTTAGGCATCTCAAACCCTTGTCGGTAGGCTGACAACTGCATTTGGTGGTCAAAGAAGTAATCGAGCTTGTCTAAGTCTTTCTCAGTTGTTTTAAAGTCAACCACAAAGCCTGACTTGGCAACTAGGTCGCATTTACCGCCAAACCCACCATAAGCAAAGGACTTTTCAGAAATCCATAGCTGTGAGCCAAAATGCTCGTTTATGGCACTTTCTACGGCTCGGACATAGGGTGGTAGCTCAGGTATGTAAATGCCCTCGTAGAAGGCTTCTATGACCCCATGTATCTGAGTGCCACGCTCTGCTGCTTGCTTGGCGGTTTCTTTGCTATCAGCAACGACCCGACTTAGCCAATCTTCCTCAGATTCACCCTTTAAGCGAGGTAATGTAAGAGCGGACAATATGGCTTGTTGTTGTTTCCATACATCCAATGCGGGTTTTGACGCACAACCAATAATTGTGGTAACTGAGGGCAGTAGGCCATGTTCTCTTGCGTCTTTGACAGTTGAGTTTCTTTCTTTCCCGTTCTTGCCAACGATGCGATAGGCTGGACTGCCATCGGGTAAGTACCAATGACCGCTTTCACTTGTATTCTCTTTCACTAACATAATTCCCCCTGTTAAACATTACATTAACTGTAGCACAGCCATTCTATCGTCTGAGTTTTTAACCCTGTCGGCACAAGCCTGAACCACAGTCTTAATGACAGTTTCCAAATCATCTTGGGCAAATCCGATGATAGGTACTTCTTCATCGTAGCCCCGTTCTTGAAAGGTCTTGACTGTATATTTTTGGTCAATAAAGTCTTTAATCATGTGGTTCATAGCTCGCTCCTAAAAGTTACCCCCTAAAATGGAACATCGTCATCAATAATTGCTGCATCTTGCAACTGCTTATTTACATCGGTAAAGGTGTTGCGGTACTCGGCTGACAGCATGATTTGGTCTTTTAGACCTTGCGATAAGCTGTCAAATATTTCTTGGTCAAACTTTTGCAAGTCAAACAATACGCAAGGGTTTACGCCCTGTGGCATACCCGCTTTCTGTACGATTGCGGGAACTGGGGTAATAGCCACCGCATCAGCGTAAGTATTGCCATTATTAGCGGTTCTATGCTGAACAGTAACCATGCACCATTTATCTAACAAATTGCGTAAGTCAAAGCCACGCAACTCATCATCGGTAAATGATTTGCCACGCCAAGATTCCAAGTCTTTCCGTAACGAAGCCTTATCGCCTAGCGACAGCGTGTAGTTGCGTGTTTGGATAAGGGGTTTGCCCTCAATCTTTAAGTCATCGCCATGCAATTCCCAAAAGAACTTCACTTTGCGTAACATCTTGACTTGACCCATGTACTCGGACTTCTGTGTACCTAAGTCAATAATTCGGTATAAACGAGCTAGGTGCGACCCTACTGGGGCTACCTTAAACTCTTTTTTTTCTGTAGTTGTGCCTGTCACAATCATTGTTTCCCCCCAAAAATATTAGAAAAATCGTCAAAAATCGTACCCAAAATGGGGCTAATCCTACGCTTATTGGGTAAGCCACAATGAAACCTGATTAGGTCAATTTCTGCCAAAGTCAACATATCACCATCCTCTGCCTTATCTAAAGCTATCTCAAGGCGTTCTTGGTCTGCCATCATTTCGTTATGTAATTGCTGTAAGTCATCCATAATCATCTCCAAAAGTAAACAGCTTATGCTGTACCACCATATTAAGCCAAATTAAAAAAAAGTGCAAACTATTTGAATCTGCGTTGTTTATTTGGTAAGATAGCTTAATGCGAAAGAAAAAAGTGTTTACCGATAGCCAAATTATCGAGTTACTGGGTGGGCCTACCAAAATAGCCAAAATCTGCAAAATTAGCGTACCTGCGGTGTCTATGTGGAAAAACTCAGGTATTCCTGCCGATAAGATGGTTTATTTGGGGGCTTTGTTAGAACAAGAATCTAAAGGATTGGTAAGCCGTAAAGACTTATTTCCTGACTCATACCAGTTGATATGGCCTGAGTTGCGTTGATTAGTGTTATACTGCGATTGTCAGGTCTGGAAAACTCGACATTGAATCGCACAAGGCTCTATTCACATGGGCTGGATTGACTACATTGCGTTTCTTTGTCATCTTTCCAGACCCCAGCCCAGTTGAATGGAGCTTTTTTCATTAGGGTTTGACCTAGCCCGCACACAGGCGTGATGATGCGGTAAAGGCCGTAAATACTTCAGAAGCGAAACGGCAGCAATGCCCCATATTTTGCGGATAAATGAGCAAAAATTATGGAACTGTCCTATTGCCTAACGGCAGGGGAAACTGGGTAGTCTTGGTAATACATAGACCTGAACAAGCAAAAGAACCCATCATTTATTTACGACTGATGTCCGAAACATCCGAAGTCGCATAATTCATCCTATCTACGGATAGGAGTATTACGCCCTTAATCCTCACAAACCGATTCGCATACAAAAAGTTATACATAAGTTATATAAACCGACTTTATGTAACAAATATTATTCATTGTTGTATTTTTGCTACACAGCATAAAACGCTTGCAATAAATGTTAAGTTGGCTTAACCTATGTATGTTGATTAATTTTTTCGGGGGAACAAAATGAAATACATTAGCGTAGTAGATACAGCAAAGTTGATTATAGCGGCATTAAAAGAAT